GAGACAGCGGCGGTGGCGGCGAGGAGTTGCTCTTCGATGGTCATCTTAGATTTGCGGTTAATGGAATTAGAACGAACGCAGGGCGTCGTTGAAAGAGTCGGCCAAGCCCGTCACCAAGCCCTGGGCGGCGGCCTGCTTGCCGGAGAAGACCTGACCTTCCATGGCCTCGGCCTTTACCATCTTGCGCTTCATGTTCACGGCTTCCTTGAACTCGGCGTGGATCGTGTCGACGCCCTCTTGGAGGTTACCCATCTGGCCTTCGTCGAGGCTCGTGCCTTCGATGCCAGCACCCTTGAACTTGCCGGACTTGATGACGACCATCTTGATGCCGGCCATCTTGGCGGCTTCGGAGTAGTCAGGGATGGCCATGTACACGCCTACGGAACCTACGGAACTTGAGGGCGATGCGGTCACTTTATCGGCAGCCGAGGAAATCCAGTATGCGGCCGATGCCATCTCGCTATCGGTATACGCCATCGTGGGTTTACCGAGGTTGCGAATCTTGTTGGCCAGTTCCTCGACGCCGGTGACGGTGCCACCAGGGGATGACACCTGAAAGGCAATCTTGTCGACCGCAGGGTCGGCAGCCATCGCGTCGACCTGATCAGACAGGTCGTTGATGTCCACGGCGCCCATCATCTTCTCGAGCGGGGACAAGCCCTTGCCGATCACGCCCACGACCGGGATGATGCCGATGCCGTCGACGACGTAGGGCTTAGGGGCCACGCCGAAGAGCTGCGCGAGCATATCCGTGAAGCCGAACTTCTCGGCGAGGACAGCGTGGTCCTTGGCCTTGGTCGGGTCGATGAGGAGGGGCTCGCGGCCCGACAGTCCGTTGGTGAGGAAACGCATAAAGTTAGGAGTTGGGTTGGTCGGGGGATACGTCGGAGTCGTCATCTTCCATGTCGTCCTCTTCGGGTTCGACCTCGGTGGCCTCAGGGCCTTCCATGACGTCGCCGCTGATCGTGCCGACCGGGGTGTTGGACGGACGGAACAGCAGTTCGAAGGGGATGCCATGCTTAGCGGCGGTGGCCTTGATGTGGGCAAGGTCGGCGGCACGCTTCTCGACCTCCGTCTTAAAGTCGAGTCCACGCAGACCGAAGTCCTCGCTAAAGGATAGGCGGCCCATCTCTAGGTCGGCGCGATCGCTGGCAGATTCGCGGCCAGCGTCGACGGTGACGGACTTCGGGGTCGTCCAGGAGACGCGGTTCCAGTCCGGGTCGTCAGGGATTTCGCCAGCGGCGATGCCTTGGCCGATGATGTAACCCCACGTCGGAACGCAGAACTGGTCAATCAGCACTTGGGAGTATTTATTGAAAACACGGCCTGCCTTAGCGGTCACGAGGCGAACAGTAGCTCCGCCTAGCTTGGAACTATCAGAAACGAATTCCCAAGGGAGCACGCCCATAGCAATGTCGCGTTCAAGCGCCGCGAGGAAGCCAGTGAAGGTGGCGTTCGGACGGTTGCTCTGGAAGGACGTCATGTCCTCCCCAGGCTCAAGGGCGATGAGTTTGCCGCCCATCGTGTTGGCGAGGTTGGCGTAGGAGCCGGTGCCAGTGGCGCCGAGCTCGTTGGCCATGTCGCCGTCGATGATGCCGCCAGCCTTCTTGATGATGCGGGTCACGTCTCCGTTGTCCTTCACGGCCTGCTTCTCAAGGGCGAGGATTTCCATCTCGTCTTGGATGGAGTTGATGGAGTGCTGGAGCAGCGGGACGCCACGGGCGCCGGACGCGTACTCCTGGTCGACCACCATCATCATCGACTGGGCGAGGATCTGGCGGGAGGAACCGTCGGAGCGGTAGATGTTCACGGCGATGTATTCGCCATAAGGACCGAACTGGATGCCGTCGTGCATACCCTCGGGCACCTTGCCTTCGAGAGGGTCGCCGACGCGGTGGGCTTCCATCAGCTGGAGTTTGGCTTCACCGGCGCCGTTACGCACCTTGGCGGCGAACGAATCACCGTCGCGGATCATGCCGCGGAGGAGGATGGACTGAGCCTGGTAGAACGAGAAGCGGTTGGTGATGTCGATGCGCTTGGCCTTCTCGGCGAAGTACGCCTCGTAGCGTTCCTGCATCTCAGGGGTCGACGCGTGGCTCTGCGGCTTGATGCCGTCGCCCACGGTGTAGAGGCAGATGTCGGCCAGAATCTGTTTGAACAGGCCGGAGTTACGCTCGGCCCAGCGGCACTTGCGGACCATCGTCAGGCGGTCGTAAGGGGTCAGGTCACGGCGGAGGTCACGCGGTTCAGCGCCGTAGGCCGCACGGCGGGCACGCGTCACGCCGATGCTCTGCCAATCGCCGTAGGAGGCTTGCGGCGTAGGAGCGGTCGGGGCAGGCGTAGCCGGCTTGGGACGCAGGCTGACGGTCTTAATCTTTTTGCGGATGGCCATGGAAATTAGTCCTGACGGTTCTGCCAGTCGGTCGAGATGATCGTGCGACGGTATCCGTAAGTGGCAGGATCCAGCCTTGATAGGGCCAGCAGGGCCTCGGACAGCATCTCCTTTGCAGGGAGAACCATCTGGCGGCTGGCACTCGAACCGCTGTCACTGTAACTCATGAGAGTCTTCCCCTCGGTAATGAGGGCGACAGCCTTCTCCTTAATCGCAAGGAGTTCGCATTCAGTGAGGCCGATGAATAGTCCTTGAGCCATTTAAACTTGCCGAGAATGGAAGCCGTAGAGGGGGTACGCCGCCCAGCCCACGCCATGAGTCTCTTCCTCCCACGACACTAAACGGCGTACCCTTGCTGATAGCGTGCCAAGGGTCATTCGGAAGGCAAGTCGGTTTCGGCGGTTTCCCGCCCGGCGATGCCCCAGCGGACCGCGGCGAGCAGGGCGAGGATTTCGCAGTCCATGGCGTGGTTGTCCTTCTTGCCCTGGGGAAGTATCCACATGGGCTTGCCGGTCCGCTTGTCCTTGATGCGGACTTCGGCGCTGAGCTGCTCGACGTACTCGGGGGTGGCGTCGAGGGCGTACGACCAGACGCGGCGGGCCCGCAGGCCGTGGAGGAGGTCTTTGCCGGCGGTGGCCGAGTGGACGATTAGGATCGCGCGCTGTGGGATGCCAGGGACGACGATGGACTGCTTCTCAGAATAGAAGCGGCGGGTCGTGTTGCCGGTCTTGTCGGTCACGGCGAAGTCGTCGGAGCCTGAGCCCTTGGCCGTCTTCCAGTTGCGCTTGGCGGTTTCACGGTAGACCTCGGTCGTGTTGTCGCCGGAGTCGACGAGCACCATGGCCTGATGGACGCCGTGTTGCTTGGCGAAGGCTTCGACGTTGCCCCATGAGTCGATGCGTGCGAAGGCCATCAGGCGGCTATGCCCGGTCTTGGCCCAGCGGCGCACAGTCACCCAGAAGTGGCCACGCTGGACGTCGACCCCCATCGTGCGGAAAGGGATGCTTCCCGGCACGGCGTCTTTCTGCTCGACGACGCGGGCCTTCGGGGTGATCGCGGCCTCCGCGTCCCAAGGGTCGGCCATCTTGTAGTTCGCGGCCTCCGCCAGCGCCACCATCTCGCCGCCCTCTTCGCTCCAGGGCATGGCCAGCCGCTTCTGCTTGAAGATGCGCCGCGGCTCTTCGTCTCCGTATTGGTCGTTTGCCTCCTTGGCCTTGAGCATCAGCACGCCGAGCTCGCCCCAGCTCATCGTCGCAAGGCTGTTCCAATGCAGGCCGATGTGCCCGGAGTTGGCGGCGACCGATGTGGCTACAAACGTGCCACGCGCGTTGGCCTCAAGACGACTGGCGTTCGTATCGGGCAGATGCGTCCGACAGGCCGCGCACTCGTAGGTCGTGCCCACGCTGACCTTGTGCAAGTCCCATGTGCCGGTCGCCTTGGCGTCCTCGGGGAACCTGATCTGTTCCCAGACCCATGGTTGCAAGTGGTCGCACTTCGGGCACCTCATGTTCCAGTCACGCTGGTCCGTCGTCTCGTGCAGCTGATGGAACTCCTGCCCCGCCCGTCCGCCCTGGGATAGGAAGATGCGTTTGCCCATCCAACCGAAGGCCGTCACGCGCGCGCTCAGTTCGGCAAGGTGTCCGGGCGGAGCCATCCAGCACTCGTCGGCGATGGTGTAACGCAGGGACAGGCGCTGAAGGTTGGCCTCGTTCCAGATGCCGCGGCAGTAAAGCGTCATGCGGTCGAAGTCCGCGGTCGTGGACCTGTCGAGGTCGTCGCCCGAAAGGCGTGCCTTCACCGGCGGGCAGTTGTTCCAGACCGGGCGGAGGTAACGCAGGGCAAAGTCCTTGGCCTCGGGGTCGGTGGCCTGAAGCACCATCGTCGGCCCAGGAGCGTTGGCGATGATGTGACAGGTGAGCAGGCGGGCGAAGAGGGACTTGCCGGACTGGATGCTGGCGAGGACGGTCAGAAGTTTCGTCTCGGGATCGGCGGCGATGCGTAGGGCTTCGGCGACCCAAGGCGTGCGCTCGGAGCGGAACGGCCCGGGCATCGGTGAGTCGGGGATGGCGTGGACGTTCGACTCAAGCCACTCGACGACGTCGCCCGAGTCTGACGGACGCAGCACGTCCCGACCGATGCGGAGCAAGTCGGCCTTATTCATCGTGGGTCGAGAGGTCGGCCTTCACGCGGCGCACCCAAGCCTCGAGCACCTTGACGGCCTTCGCAGGGTTCTCGGGGTTACATCCTTCGGCCACGTCGAGGGCGAGTTTGTCGAGGCGGTTGACGATGCCTGCGGTCATGTCGCGCATGGCCTCGGTGGCTTCCTTTGCGGAAATGTAATCCTTCGTCAGGATGAGCCGACGCTCCTGCTCCTCCTCGAGGGCCACGAGGGTTTTCAGGGAGGCGTTATAACTCGACTGGTACTTCCCCTGGTTAGGGTCGCCCCCTTCCATGGCCGCCTGCCAGACGCCACGCGCCCGACTGACCAAGGTCCGATGTTCGCTGATCGTGTCAGCCAGGGAGCCGTCGTCGAGCTGAGCCGGTGCGGCCTTGGGTGCCGCGGCCCGCTGCACGTTCGCCCGGGCTTCTCGCCACGCCCGAGCCGCGTCGATGCTGTCGGTCGGCATACCTTCGCGTCGAAGGACTGAGATGCGTTGCGCGGTGACGCCGAGCGCCAAACCCAGTTCTGAGTTGGTTAGAGCCATGGTTTGTTAAACGGCCTGTTTTCGCTCTGTGACCCCACGAAAAACCTTCG